GCCTCTGCCTGAGGAACATAGCGGTTGAACAACTTTTGCCCTACCATCGCGCTCGCGGCCTCCGAGCTGAGCTCACCTTTTTCAATCTTCCGCTTCAAGGACAGCATCTCAAAAAAGGTAGAGTCCAATCGGTCCTCTGCATGCATCTGCCAGAGACTGGGGTAGTTGAAGTACAAAACAGAGTTGTCATCCTCTAGCTTCTTCATGAACTCCTCCTTGCGCAGGTGGCGCCACTTCTTCTTGCTGTGGTCCATGTTGCGGACCAGGGCCTGAATCTCGGTGGCCGAAAGATCAACCGTTGAAATATGACGCTCTCCAGCCGCAACTTCCTCGGGCGTTAACTCACGTAGCTGCGACATTATGATTTGTTGGGATAGAATGTATAAGTGGTTGTAACGCGACCATTAGACGCGAACACTCTTCGCCCGTCGTCATCCCAGTCAGGATGATGTTCCCTGTTCTGAACACCTTTGCAATCCAGCGTGTCTCGGGGAAGTAAATCTTCACAGCCGGATACACTGCTGGTTCGTAGTCCGTCTTCACACCCAGCTTTCGCAGCCCAGAGTAGAGCTGCTCCCGCGACAGGCTCGTCGTCTCTGTCAACCGTGTCTTGTAGTTCATGAGAACCACGCGGCGCTGTTTTTCCTCCCAGGTTCCTGATATCGTAGCGTCAGGACAGGCTTGGATATGTGCAGTCAAGAACCGCATGACAGAACGGTCGTATCGCTCGTCCAGAACACCGGTGATGTGGAAGACGCCATTCTGAAACACCTTCACTGTGATTTCCTTGCGTACGAGTGCCCCATCCCCGTCATTGAGCACGACGAGGGTGATTGAGTTGTGCCCAAACCCCGTCGTCCGCTTTGAAGGCGCCTTCTTTGCGCGCCGCTTGATAAGGTCTCGTTTACTTGAACCTCGTGCAGGTGTGCCCTGCTTCTCAATCTTAATCAATGCTTCCGTCAGGGGTAGGTGCTCCAGTAGAACCGTCGTGTTCAGCTTGACATCCAGTGTGTACAGGACCACCATGGTGGTCAATGTCGGAGTCTCCATGAGGTGGACTTGTGTAAATGATTTCGATTTCGTTTTTCCACGCCTGTGAGAACGAAAGTGGCTCGCGTGTGACAACGTGACACGGGAATGCGCGGATGACCTTGCGGAGTCTGGCTTCTTCATGTGGAGTAAGCATCCACCCTTCAAGATAGCCAAACCAAAGTGTGGCTGTCTTGTGATGGTTGAGAATTGAGATGGCTGTGTCCGTAAAGGTGTCCAAGGTGTCTGATACATCAAACCACCCAGGGTCCTTGGTTCGTGGATAGGTATACACGAATAACATTATGTAACTGTGCGAGGATACTGGTAAGTGTCTTTGAGACCTGTGGGCGTGACACACTGGCACGGCGAGTCAAACAGAACCTTGTTGCACTTCAAGCAGCAGTTACCGTTCGGTGTCGTCTTGAATCCTTGGCGAGCCGCATACTTTGCCGCAAAATTAGAGTCAGCCGCAAGACGGTCAGCCAGCTCACCACCCAGCGATGGCCATGCATGTGGGTAGCAAACTCCATTGATCTGAGGTGTCTTGGTGTTGGCAGCTGTGGCCGTTGCGAGAGCCGAGCCCGCCTTGTACGCAACATATGAGGTCATGTCTTGAACATTGTGACCGCCGCCATGGAAAAAGTTGGTGGCTGTCGGAACCGTGGACGGAGCGTTGAGGGCAGAGGTGCACGCTGTATTTGCCCTTGCTGTCTCCAGGTTTCCAGACGCCGCTAACATGCGAACAATCTCGGTCTGGTGCCCAGCATCGCGATGGGGGCGTGTATCAATGATATTGGGAAGTCTCGCCTTCCGACGATTGAGGTATTCACTGTAGGAAGACATCTTTACTTTAGTTTGAGAACTTAAACACCTGGATGTGTCAGCAGGTGCCTACGACAACACTCACGCGTCAGTCCAAGGTCTGTCATCGCCCGACCCTCTGCGGTGACAGTCGTTGAGTTCGTCAGGTAGAGAATCTCTGCTTTCTCAGGGCGCCCATCGTCGCGGCGGTACTGCTTCACCAAGTCAAGGAAACGCAGCCACTTGCCAGCGATGGGGAGGTTACACGTGTAGCAGCGAATGGGAATCGGAAAGTCCATGCCCTTACTTACTTGTTTACCCTGACTCCGTTTTTCGTGCGGATACACAATGAAGTTTCCTAAACTCACTGCGTCCAAGCTGATGATTCTGCTGCTGACTCTCGCTGCGGTTGGACTCCTGTATTTCGTGGTCCAGCGTGCGACCAGCCCGTTTGTCTCAGAGCTGTCCGAGGATGTCTCCCGCTTCTCCGAGGACTCGATTGATGTAGCGATGGCAAACGGAACCATCAAGCATGCGACACCCGAGATGCGGAACTCACCCGTTGCGTCCGGACCCCTGCTGCTCTTCCCGCCGACCGAGGAGGACCTGAAGCGTCTTTCAGGTTAATCACCATGCCAGCTCAAGCTCCTGTGCACTCCAGAACTCGGCCGTCCCGTTCGGCAAGGGGCGACGGATGAGGAACGGCAGCTTCCTCTGTTCAATCTCCCGCCTCGCAACATTCCATAGAAACATCGGATCACTCGTCTTCAGTCCCTCGAGCCCCACAAGGGGTTTCGCGCCGTCCGCAATCTGCTGCGCACGACTTGACATAAGTGCTACGAACTCATACTTGGTAAAGTACGGCTGCGTCACACGGGGCTGCTTGATGTTTTCCACAACCTCCTCACGGAACACGGGCTTGACTTCAGGGTGGTCGGACATGCCTACTCTTGTATGAAGGAAAGTCTTTCCCTTTTCATAAATGCCGCTGTTGAAGACATCTGCATCCGACTACACCACATTTGTTCGTGCTGGAGCACAAACACTTTCTAGGCCAGCTGTTACGGCGCGCCCCTCTGTTGCAAACCCCGTTGTCGGCATCTCCGCAATCGTGAAGGCGGCTGCGGTGTCGATGGATGCGAGCCCGACTACAACCGTGCTTGCGAACTCTGTTATGAAGAGTCCCCCCTTCAAGGGACGTGTCTACATCACGTAAAAATATAGGACATCTAAATAATGCCAATCCCTTCGGCGTCTGACTACACTGCTTATATCAAGATGAAGGCTGCGAATCTAGCATATTCGCAGCCAGAGCAGGCCTTCAATACAAACAGTATCCTATTGGCCACTACACCTTACTCTTCACCGTCAACGATCACCTACACTGTCAACGGTGTTCACAGGATTATTCCCGGTGGTTATGTGACCGTTACAGGTATGTCCAAGTCTAGTCTCAATACGACCAAGGCGTTTGTTAACGCTGTATCGCCAACGGGGTTCACAATCACACAGAGCCCGACAGTCTCTGCTGGAACGGTTGCTCTGACAGGCGGATCAGTTGCTTCGACTACAGTTACGTTCACTGCCACCGGCGTTGACTTTACGGTTCTCGCAGTGAACCAGGTGATCACAATCTCGGGCGCAGTGGGCGGAACGGGATACAACGGAACTTATCTGGTGGCGACTCGCGCAACAGGAAGCTTCACATGCACGGCGTTCGCGCCGACGACGACGCCAACTGGCACGATGACTGCCGCCACGCTCACCTACACGAACACAGTTGCAAGTGTCACGGCCTATGCGACAAGCGCTCTTGATTCTGGTGCTGTGGACGGTAATGGTCTGGTTACATTCACGAGGTCGGGCGCTACCTTTTCAAACTGGCTGACAGCTGGTCAGGTGGTTGTCGTGTCAGGTACATCGGGCGGAACAGGCTACAATGCAAGTTTCACAGTTGTCACACCTGGCACAACTACGTTCACGTGCACTACCGCAACGGCGCCTACTGGTTCATGTACGGGTGGTACACTCACACCGAGTATTCTCACACTCTATGCAGCGGCTGGCAACTTCAGCACGATTCTCCAAGTTGGACAAACTGTCTCGTTTGGTGGATCAACCAGTGGCACGCAGGATGGCGTGTTTACCGTTACGGGATTAACGGCAACTACCATCACCGCAGCACGAGGGTCTATCACGGGCATTTCCGCAGGAACCCCAGTGCTCACATACACAAAATACAATTACCCATCTGAATCAGGTACTGCATCGTATGCGACGCCGTATACTCGTATTCCGATCTCTAACCAGACGGTAGCACAACCTGTTCCTACGACCAGCATCCTGAACTCTAGGATTTTTGCAAGTCAGATGGGTCTGGCTGTCAACCCAGGACAGTCTTCACTGTCTTCCACGCTTGGTCGCGTGAGCCCGCACCAAGCTAGCACTGTGAACAACCCGAGGAACCTGGGAACCGTCTCCACCAGCGGCCAGGTTCAGAGTCGCTGGGCGCCTGGCTCCGCACCTCGCACTTAGACACCCTTCGCACTCTGCTTCCACATTTCATCACACACTGCACACTGATACATCCACACGATATTGATGGGGTCCAACTTGATTCCGACAATATCCGACTCCTTACCTCTCGTCGGGCAGATATGGTTCGGACAGACCATCGTCTTGAATCGGGGCAGCGTAGAATCAAACTTCAGGTACTTGTTGATTGAGTACTGAACTGAGGTATCCTGTTGAAGGTCGTGCTCATAGACCACGGGGTCCGACTTCGGGACAGGCTCCTGGTAAGGACAGGAGCGGCACTGCAGAAAGGCGGTCTTCTCCCGCTCAACAATGTCATAGAGAAAGTTGTGACAGTCCTTGCAAAACTTCATTCTTGCCTTATGTTTTCCCGCAGGTTTTCTATTCCTTTTTTGTCCATGAATCCAGATTCGTGCGTTAAAAACGGACGAGTCCACTCACAATTCTTGTCGGGGCATTCAACACAGGATGCAGCCGTCCAAGCTTCGTGCATTTCTGGAGAAGCGGGAATCCGATAAGGGTTCAGGTCAGGAGACACACCAGCTTCGTTCTATCTGCAAGATGTACAATATTTCAAACGACGACGATTTGGCGCTCTTCTATGACCTGTATTCCGACTATGTCAAGAATGTCGGCATGCTGACTATCACTGAGAAGATGACCCCGATTGGGTCTCTGCGCGTTGACCTTGACTTCATCTACGAGGGCAAGGTAGAGGAGCACCGCCATACACAGGAGCAGGTTCTCTCCTTCGTCAAGGACTACATGAACGAGGTCAAGAAGTACCTCGTAGTCAACAGTAGTGTGGAGGTCTGTGTCATGGAGAAACCAGAGCCCACCTACTACCCAACCAAGAATGAGTCCAAATCGGGCATCCACATCGTTGTTCCTCAATTGAAGACAAACAAGGGCGTGGAGAATGCAATCAAGAATGCACTCCTGCCTAGGATGGAGTCGCATTTCCCGGGACTCGGACTGAAGAAGGGGTGGCGCGATGTCTATGATTCTGCGGTTCTCAACCACAGCACGTGGTGGCCTCTGCTCCGCTCGGGCAAGCCGCTTGAGAATGGTGTTCAGCCGCTGCCGTACCGGTTCAGGTATACGGTCGACTGGGACCCTGCGACTGGGGAGACCAGCATTGACGACGAGGAGCCGCGCGTGACGGCGGCTTTGATTCGCAAGTATTCGGTCCGTGCGCACTCGTCTGAGGCCACGGCATTCACGGAGGCCGGCAAGCTGTATGACCGGACGGAGGAAACGGTCCGCATCTCGGGTGGTGCAGCTGCGCTACCTCCTCGTGGGCGGCCGGCTGAGCGCCAGGGTGATGTGGGGTCTCGTGGTTCATCGCCCACACGCATCACGATTCAGCTTCCTCTGACGGAGGACCAGCTGCGCCGCCTGCGGGACCACGTGTTCAACCTTGCAGAGTTCAGGTACAACTCCTACCAGGACTGGATCAACACAGGTCAATGCCTCAAGAACATCCACCCTGACCTGGAGGGAACCTGGCTAGAGTTCTCGGCCCAGAACATTGCCGAGTACAAGGAGCGGGAGGCAATCGCCAAGTGGAACTCCTTCGGCTTCCGCAATGACGGTGCGCGCCTGAGCGAGAAGAGCCTGCTCCACTGGTCCCGCCTGGACAACTCGGAGAAATACGAGGAGATTGAGAAGCGCAACATTGACTACCTGGTCAACGAGGCAGTAGGCTCTCAGACGGAGCACGACGTTGCACTGGTCGTATTCGCAATGTACCGCGAGATGTACCGCTGCGCCCGCTTCAGCTCGTCCAACTGGTTCAGGTTCATGACCCACACTTGGAAGGAGACAGACAAGGGCATTGATCTCCAGTGCAAGCTGTCCAACGATGTTGCGCGGCGATTCTGGGACCAAGCCAAGGTCTTCATGACGCAGATGGAGGATATGGCAAACTGTCCGGAGGGGAAGCATGAGGCGGTGACGTGCGAGCGATGCCGTGCGGAGGCCCGACTCAGTGCCTTCACCCAGATGCGTATGAAGCTGAAGACTAGCCGCTTCAAGGAGAACGTCATGCGTGAGTGTCGCGAGCTGTTCCTCGATGAGGAGTTCGTGAACAAGGTGGATGAGAACAAGAACCTCATTGCGTTCAACAATGGTGTTCTGGACACGCTGAAGATGGAGTTTCGCGACGGCAAGCCAGAGGACTACATCTCCTTCTCCACCAAGCTGGACTTTGACGAGCAGATGCCTCACTACCAGCACAGGTGCTGGCCGGATCTGCAGAAGTTCATCAACGATGTGCTGCCTGACCCTGAGGTGCGCACCTACTTCCTTGCCTACCTCTCCACCTCTCTGTCGGGTGCGAACGAGGCACAGAAGTTCCACATCCTGACGGGCACAGGCTCAAACGGCAAGTCCATGCTCATGAACCTGATGACGCAATCGATGGGTGACTACGCGACCAAGGCGTCTGTCACTATGCTGACACAGGGACGAGGCAAGACTGGCTCTGCGAATCCTGACCTGGTCCGACTGAAGGGCCGCCGCTTCGCGACGATGTCCGAGCCCGATGAGGGTGCGGCGATTAACACTGGCTACATGAAGGAGCTGGCTTCGTCGGAGCGCGTTGTGGGCCGCGACTTGTATGCAGGGTCCAAGCAGATGGTGGAGTTCGATATGCAAACCCGCTTCAACTTCTCTTGCAACGACAAGCCTGTGATTAACACGCAGGATGGCGGTACCTGGCGCCGACTGGTTGTGATTGACTTCCCGACCAAGTTCGTTGCTGTCCCGAAGCTACCCAACGAGAAGCCGATGGACGAGTCCATCCAGCACAAGGTTGTGTCCGACGAGTGGGCAACCTGCTTCCTCTCGTATCTGGTCTTTCTCTTCCGCGAGGGCAACGGCCACCGCAAGCTGGTGCCGCCTGGCAAGGTGATGGCGTACACGAGCGACTACAAGGATGATAATGACGCGATCGCCAAGTTCATCCGTGAGTTTGTTCATCCGCTGGAGGAGGTTGATGGAGTGCTCGGCGGTGTTCAGCCCGAGCCGGTTACAAAGGTTGCGTTGACGATGAAGTTTCAGGAGTGGAAGCGCGCGAACGACCTGATGTTTGCGAAGGGCGCGACTGCGAAGGATCTTGAGAAGCGTCTAGCGGCTACTTACGGCGCTTACCCCCGTAGCGGGTGGACTTCCTTCCGTTTCGGCGACGCCTGACCGTCTTGCGACGACCAGCTACAGCGGGCTTTGCCGCAAACGGGTTAAGCGAACTGGCCCACGAAGACCATGTGCGAGCGGGTGCAGGTGCTGGGGCGGGTGTTTCAGGTGCCTGCATTACTACAACTACCTATTTTTTACTCATACTCCCCTCCCTTGCGCTTGGCGCCGATGCGGGAGAGGACATACGTGCGCAGCAGGCTGACGGTGAACACCACCAGCACGAAGCTCACGATGAGGTTGATGAGGTCCGTGACGACCTGGCCAACCTTCAGCTCAGCCGAGCCAACCTTCACCGTGAAGCCAGAGACACCCTTGCCGGCGGCCGCGGCCGGCGCGAGGATCGGCGTCAGGATACCCTCAGACAGGGAGGTGAAAAACTTGGACACGACGCTTCCAAGGTAGAACGCAGCAGTCAGGATGATGATATCACGGGTATCGAGCATTTGTTGAATGGAATAGATTCTTTTTACAGGCGGTAGAAACAATGGACACTCGTTTCTGGGGACCGAGTGGGTGGCAGTTGTTCCACCTTGTTGCGTTCAAGGCAAAACACCCAGATGATGTGCTGAATCAGATGAAGGATGTGTTGCCCTGTAAGTTCTGCCGTGCGTCTACGACCGAGTTCGTGCAGAAGCACCCCCTACGCGGCGACCCGGGCAAGTGGCTCTACGACATTCACAACATGGTCAACAACAAGTTGCGCACACAGTGTGCCGAGGACAAGACTGTGGTGAACCCTGGTCCCGACCCGACCTTTGACGAGATCAAGATGAGGTATGACATGATGATGCCCCACAATGTCCCTGGTCGCGACTTCTTGTTCACGATTGCAGCCAACTACCCCGAGGTGCCCGAGCAGGAGCAGATGGCTGTCCAGCGATCCTTCATCCACGCCCTTGCAAAGGCGTATCCCTTCGAAGAGCTGCGGGTCATCTTTGCAGACTACCTCAAGAGCAATGAGGTGAAGCTGTCCTCGAGGGCTGAGTATATGAGGTGGATGTACGGGCTCCTCAAGCGTATGTCTAAAAAAACGAAATCAAAGATTCCAACCTATAAAGGGTATGTCCAGCATGTCAACCACTACCGAAGTGGGTGCTCCAAAGGAACCTATCGTGGTGTTACCTGCCGCAAAATGGCAGGCGGCGGCTATGCTAAACAGCGTGATCATCAACGAACGAGACGAGTGTCTCACCGATACCTCCTCTAAACAGGCTCGTGAACCTACGAGTCTGTGTATGAGAGTGTATATGACGGGATTTGGGATTATTGCTGTATTGTTTATTCGGGCTATGTTTGGCTAACTTACATGCCAAAGAGGCCCTTGCTCTTGCGACGGCGCGTCTTCTTCGCCGGAGCAGACGCCGACTTCTTGTAGGTCTTCTTGGCCTCCAGGATGACCTGCTTCAGACCCTGACCCTTCTTGTAGGTGCCATTTGACTTCATCCGCTTCATCGTCTCCTTCACGTGAGAAAGCCACTTGTTCGCCATTTTTGTTTACACGCGAGGAATAAATCCAACCTGACCCCCTGGGGCAGCAAAGAGGTTCCACTGGCATCCTGACGCGTAGATGTCGTCGTGCGCATCAGACCTCTTGAATCCAGCATCAGGTGCTACCAAAACTAGATTGTTCTCGGTGAACTCGGCGAGCTCCTCGGGCTCCCGCGAGTGAATCGCCTGGAGGTAGTTGAGTCGGCGCAACTCGCTTCCTCCCCAAGACAGATTTATGAGTGGCTCTAGGTTCGTGCCCCTGACTTCAGGACCCGATACAAGAATAAGCTTATTGCTCAGACGGTCATGAGACATCTGAGCAATTGAGTTTCCATCAGGTGTCAGCAGATGCTTGTGCACGGTCGTCTTCAGCGACTCGGCCACACGATTGAGGACGAAGCTAGACTCTGTGTGCGGCACAATGGAGAGGATGAACGGCTCCTTGCTAGGGAATGCCTGGTTGAGGATCTTGACGCAGACCGACTCAAACGACACGGCATTCGTATCGTCGCGGCGCTCAGGGTGGAAGATGACCACGGGCTCATCCTGCTCATTCCCGTAGACATGGAGCTCCATCAGACGTACACCGCGAGCCAGTGCGTCTGAGGGGTTCTCGTACACACTACCCGGAACATAGTAATCACAGAGGCGCTTGTAGGATAGCTTGGGCGGATCCTTGACCTCGCCCAGTACCATGTAGACTATTGCTGCGAGAAGGAGTAAAATGAGGACGGCCTCCATATTGTCTTTCATTGTTCTTATTTTTCAGGCATGTCAAACAGCAAATCGCGAAAGGCGTTCATCTCATCGTCAGGGATTGTCACATTCATCGGGATGTCCAACAGGCACGCATAATGGAAGTACAGGCAGTACATCCCACACTCCGAATCCTTGCGCTGGTGCCTCACATGGTTGTATGACAGTTCCATCGGCTGCTTGTGCATCCCTGTGGCGTCCCACTGCGACTTCCACCGCTTCATCAGCTCTTGGATCTCGGGCTCAGGGGTATGGGCGTACGAGTCAAAGTAGGTCATCCTCGGGTACTCTAGCTCGGGGCGAATATCGCAGAACGCCGCAATCCA